CTCATCGCCAACGACGGACCAGAATGCTGGTCCCTCGTTTCGTGTATCGACTGACAGAAAACGGTTGAAGCGTCCCACTAAGGGGCGCAGCACCGTCTGATGTTCCTCCTGGAAAAGATGGAGATCTTTGCGCTTCCGTAAAATAACGGAGGAGCTTAGACCAACCATCGATTTCGTGAGTGACTGAAGGCGACTTGACCACTAACACTTTATACTGCACCTTTTGAAGGTGTTTGTTGAAGCGTTTTGCGAACAAGTTTCGTTCAGCTGATATTCCACGTAGACTTGGATACATCTTTTTTGACATATCCTCGTCTGGAATGTGGCCATAGATGGCCATAAGTTTCTCAGCGATTTTATCGCTGAACGCGTAATATTGTCTACCCCACTCGGCGTGCCATTTAGGCGCGTTGGCGGTACCGAAACCGGAATTAGCATAGCTAATCCAGCTCGTGTAGACATCAGGGCGTGGTGAGTGATTCCAAACCGTCCGTAATCGGACTGGTGTAACATTGAAGCCATTGAAGGCATCAACGCCACAGGACTCTCTAAAAAGTCCTTTGGTGCAGCTCTTGGAATGGTTTACTTTTAAACCAAATTCCTCAAGGATGGCTATTGCGCTCCCCGCGAAAGCGGTTGGTACAATAACATCATCACCATACACAAGGATACTTTCAAAGGTATCCGCGTTAGGTGCTACGGAAGTGAGAAGTGCCCAGATTGTAAGCGCCATGATAGGAAAGCATAATGCTGACCCCATGGGCGCAAACTTCTGTAACACTAATTTCTCACCACTTGGTAGTACCGTTGAGGCTGATCTGCAACATTCCAGATACGCAATAATGCGCTCAGGAAAGAGCAGGCGAACCAACTCAAGGTGAACCCGATCACTGGCCTCTTTTAGGTCAAGTGTCGCGTACCGTCCCGTCGAGGAGCCTATTAAAGCACCCCGCTGGTTCGGACCCTGATCGGTAAAGAAAACATTCAATCGGGTGATTGGATGCGACTCTACTAATCGGTATATTGCCCTACTTAGCCCTTGCTGAATCCATTGAAAATCAACGGGTTCGCAAGAGATTAATCTTGGGCCGCGGGAATCCTTAGGTACGAGCAAAACTCGTGCCGAGTGATCCGTTACGTTCACAGCATCAAAGCTGCGATAGTTATCACAGACATGTCCAGATGAAGCGCAGAAATACGCGTCAAATGGATAGAGATCGGTGATTCGATTGGAAACATTACTCCATTGAAACTTCTCCCAAAGCCGTTGCTTTGTAGCAACGACACCGGGGCCGTGACTGGGTGTAATGTCCGTAGGATCGAACGACGCAAAGAGCTCATTTAAGAGTCTCCGCGCCTCGCGAATTACAAGCTGTTGACGTACCACAGGATCTTCGTAATAACTCTCGTTATCGCGGAGGGGTCCTTTGATATGTCTACGTTTGTTAATACTATGCCAACCAGAATGCCAAACAGCAAACTGAGGTGACATTTCCGACAAGTCTTTCTCGGCTTCTTTAAAAGCTTCGATAACTTGTTGTTCTTGGGCCTCATCATAAGGTAATTCATACTTATAAAATAAGTAGAGGATCTGCCTTATGTACTTAACGCATTTTGCGTCAGGTTCGGGAAGGAGACCCCCGTCCGGTTGGAATACTAAGTTGAAAAGTTCTCCGAGAAATCTCGGTAACTTACTGTTGTCCTGGAGTTTCCACTCCAGTTCAGCAGCGTTCCACTCAGTAGCTCCAGAAAGTACCTGGTCTAGGTGCTTTCCAAGACGAGGCATCGTTTTCGTGAGAAAACTTACTCCTTCAGAGCGGACTCTATTTCGCACGAAATTAATCGTGTTACGTAGAGCCCGTGTGTCGAACACTACTCCATACGACGCGTGAGCGTCCGTGAGCAATGCGGCGATGATTTCTAATTCATCAAGGCTTTTAGTGGGGTCCATAAGGAGCCCCTCCTTGAGCCATGCCAGCAAATACTCGACGGACACAAACGAGAAATCTCCTATAGTTTCCTTTTATTTGGAAAACCATAGGGAGACTAGGGTGTAGGACGTAACCTTCCCACTTATGCACTTCACTGGCTTTTATCCTCTTGCGAGGACGCCAATGAGAATGCACTTTTGGTTTGGTTATGACTACTTCCCAAGCTCTGCCATCGAAGCGAATGAACCTCTTCTTACTCAAAATGCACCTCCAACGTCGGTCTTGCGACCCCGTTGATAATGTGCGTCTCGCGTACGACATCCACAGGAAAGTAACTGCTCGCCCGTTCTAAGGGCGAACAATACCTGAACGTGAATGGCCGGTCGGCTTTAGTAGGATTTAACACCCTACCTATGAAGACCGAGTCAGAAGACAGCGACCAACGATGCAAAGCGAATTTCCTCATATCATTGAGGATTCGAAAAGCATCATAAGCCGCCTTCGCTCGGAGATCTAACTCCGCTGCCTCAGATAGGCGAACTGACGGTCCCAGTTTCTTACCTTTCAAAAAGATAAGAATCTCCGGGTCATCAGCGAACCAGTCTGAGTAGACATGGGCATGAGAGAGCATCGAAGCCAACATTGGCTCCATAAAGAATGCTCTAGAACACGAACTAACTGCTTGCTTAGGCATATGGTATCTCCTATGAGACCACCGAACCTGTGTCTTTTCTGACATGTGAACGATGATCTACAGGATCACCATTAAATGCCAGCAGACAGCAAATTCGAAGCGCCGGTCCCCGTTCCATCGAACAAGACAGTCGTCCCTGCGCCAGTTGTGGCCAGGAACGACATCAAGTTTGCGAGCAACAATTTAGGCACCGTGTCGTCGGATTGATCGCCAATTGAGCGATCCATCACGACATAACACGAATCCTTAACGAAGCGCGTACCGTCATAGACCGACACAGCCGTTTTATCAAAACGGATGACCGATCTACGGCGGCGATTGATACCCGACCCTGTTTCTTGATGAGAAACGATGAGTCGGTGGGGAACCGCAGGTGATTCGCCAATCAAGGCGAATTCAGTGCGGCCGTCGCCAAGCTTCAGACGTTGGAACTCTTGTTCCGTACCTGAAGCGTTCTTGATCTCGTTTGTTACTAATGTATTTGCTAACATGTTTGCAATGGTAGTTTTACTACCTAGCGATCTTATCGCATGTCGCGGATTAACCCGCGCGGTTTGTTAGGCGTTTCCTTGACGTAATTGTCAAGGCTACACCCAGGCTTATCTCTCTTGAGTTAAGCCCACTGCCGAATATGGCAGGATTATTCCTCACCGGTAATTCTACGTCGCGACGGTAAGTCGTTTCATAGAGTGTCGGCAAGTAGGTGTCAACTGTAACGGGAACGTTATAGCCCTTCGACGTCGTTTTTACGTACGTCGCAATGCGGCGAAACCGTTCCACGCTCCAGAGCACCCGCGATATGCCTATCGTCGGTTCCATCTGCAAGACTCTACGTCCACTGAGCCATCGGTTAACACCGAGGACCCAGTCGACAATAAAGCTCCATGGTATTGCATTCCAGAGTGTCGCTAGGTTGATTTGACTCAACCCAATGCGATCCTCCAGATACAATACTCGAGCATTCTCGAGTTGAAACTGAGTAAAATTGTAATAATACTCAGCCTGCAAGTGGAATTGAGTCGGATTGTAGTAAGTTACGCGCCGAAAGGCCTGCCAACCATGCAAGTGTGCCCTGTCACATCCAGTAGTTCCAGCCGGGAATTCAACCCCGGCAAACTGCCCGATGTTAAGGTTATACGAGTTGGTATTGGACAGGTCTTGAGTCGGTACTGCTACTTCTTGCCACGAGAAGTTATAATGCTTCTTGAGGGTTCGACCCGACATGTTGAGTAGGCGCTTCATGCGCTTATCAACATCGATGAGTGCCTCATAAAGAGCCACAACATCGCGAAGAAACGGCTCGACGCCAAACTCCTTTTGGAGGTAAGCGTCCGCAGTCGTCTGGAATATCTCGCGTAGCGTTGGACCGTCAGAAAAAGAAAAACTCTTTCTGACTTTCCAAAGGTACTTTCGTCGTTGCACGGTGACGTTTTTAAATAGACGTCCACTCTTATCAACGTAAACTAGAACATCTCTGTTCAAGAATTGCGCAGTCCGTTTGAGCACTTTTTGTGTCCAACCGAACTTGATAGAGTCAACCTTTGTAACGAGTGAGTATAAACTACGGAGTGTAGACGGTAGGGATTTGAAATCTTTCAACTCTATAATAAAGTTGATAAGATTCATTTCTTCCTTGACGTTAGGCAGAATCTGGTTTAACCCAGCTTCAACCAAAACGTTAAGGCCTGAAGGTGGGGGCACGAAACCTCCATCCTTCTCTACCGACGTCATGCTCGTGAGACCTTCAATATGGTCTCCGAATATCCCAAACTTAGAACGAAAGACTGCTGAGTCCGCGACAAGCGTCGCGGGGCAGTAGTCTCGAGGGCTCTGGACGTAGCTACCAAGCGCCGTACCAGAGAGAGTCCCCCATGCAACTCCACGCCTGTCTTCATCAGTGTAGTCAATATAGCGTTTATAATGCTGTACTGGTTTCCACTTTTTAAGGAAGTTAGACCTATTAAGGTCATAACCTCCGGTGAAGGCATCAGTGTTTCGCTTAACAGACCGAATCTTTTCGTAGTACCGGGTATAACCCGGTACCGTGTAAGTGATCGGAATGATAGCGGCCAAAGGCGGGTTCCAGTTCTGATTCGCAAAATTG